TTCAGGATATGATATTTCTTGAAAACAGAGATCGAAAATACGACCCAGATGTGTATACACTTCGTGGTATTTACAATGTTCAAGATGTTGATTTCGATCTAAGTGCATTTGGATTATTTTTACAAAATGACACGTTGTTTATGACTGTACCAATTAATTACAGTGTAAGAGCAATTGGTAGAAAAATTATGCCAGGTGACGTTATAGAATTACCTCACATGAAAGACGAATATGCGGCGAACGATTACAATGTTGCATTGAAAAGATTTTATGTTGTAGAAGATATAAACAGAGCAAGTGAAGGATTTTCACCTACATGGTACCCTCACTTGTATAGACTAAAATTAAAACAGATTGTTGACAGTCAAGAATATAAAGAAATACTTGACTTACCTGCTGAAGAAGGTAGTAGTCAAAGTTTACGTGACGTGCTTAGTACATATGAAAAAGAAATGCAAATTAATAATGCTGTACTTGCTCAAGCAGAAGCTGATGCTCCAAAATCAGGTTACGATACATCACATTTATATACACTACAAGTCGACGATAGCGGGCGTCCGGAAGTAGTTACAACTGATATTACAGATGTTGATGCCAGCGTTGATACAACAAACTTCGATGCAAGTAGACTAGATCAAACTCCAGAACGTGAAGGATACACTGGTTACCTTATTGGTGACGGTATTGCACCTAACGGAGAAGCATTTGGACACGGAATTAGTTTTCCAACTTCAAGTGTTAAAGGCGATTATTTTTTAAGAACTGACTATATGCCAAATAGATTATTTAGATACGACAGTCAAAGATGGGTTAAGATGGAAGATGCAGTACGTATGACAATGTCAAATACAGATACACGTAAAACACAAAAAACTGACTTTATCAATAATACCGCAACTAATACTATTAGCGGTGAGCAGGTTGAAGAAAGACAAAGTTTAAGTAAGGCGTTAAAGCCTAAGGCGGATAATTAATGCAACATTTTTATGATGGACAAATAAGAAGGTATCTTACTCAAATAATTAGACTTATGAGTAATTTCTCATACAAAGACGGTGACGGTAAACTTACACAAGTTCCTACAATGTATGGAGATATTACAAGGCAAGTTGCAAGTATTATACGTGACAATAGTGAAAACAAAATTCCAAGTGCTCCACGTATTGGTGTGTACATTCAAGACCTTGCAATAGACAGAGATCGTACTGCTGATCCAACGTATACAAGTAAAGTACATATTAGAGAACGTGGTTATGATAGCAACAATAACGAATATTTAAATACGCAAGGCAAGAATTATACTGTTGAACGACTAATGCCTACACCATATAATCTAACAGTTAAAGCAGATATTTGGTCAACTAATACAGATCAAAAATTACAAATTATGGAACAGATTTTAATGCTGTTCAACCCAAGTTTAGAAATACAAACAACAGACAACTACATTGACTGGACAAGTTTAACTGTTGTAAATTTAGATAGTGTTACATTTAGTAGTAGGAGTATTCCAGTTGGAACAGAGTCTGAAATTGATGTTGGGTCATTAGTATTTTCAACTCCGATTTACTTGTCGCCACCTGTAAAAGTTAAAAAGATGGGTGTTATTACTAATATTGTGATGAGTATATTCGATGAAAGTAACGGAACAATTAATTTAGGCAATTCAGGACCAAGCCTAAATGCATACAATGATAGTGCTAGTTTAGAATCAGGAAGTAAAATAGTTGAAAAAGCCGATGGTACAAAAGAACCTACTACAACTAAAAAATCTAACGAAGAAACTTTAGTATCAAATACATATCAAAACTATGATCTTATTGTATTAGGTAATATTGCAACACTTGGACGCAAAGGTCAGACTGGTGTTGAGGAATGGGCTAACTACTTCAAAGCAGTACCAGGAATGTATAATGCTGGAGTAACACAACTACAATTAAAACGCACAGACATTGCATCAAGTGTAAACGGTACAGTTGCTATTAACGCAAGTGACCCTACACAATTAATAGTTAATTGGGACGCAGATACAATTCCTAGTAATACAGTTATTGAAGGACCAACAAAAACTTCTGGTACAATCGATTACATTATCGATCCTATGAAATTTAATCCGGCACAGTCTAAAGCAAACGGCATTAGATTATTAATACTAAGTGACATTGGTGCAAAAGATAATACTGATGGACCAGATGCATGGAAAAATGACAATAATACTGATTTTATTGCAGGTGCTAATGATATAATTGAATGGAATGGCACTGCATGGGAAGTAATATTTGATGCTAGTGCTAACAAATCTGATAACGTTGTATATACGACAAACTTAAATACCGGTGTACAATACAAGTACGCTAACGAAGAATGGGTACTGAGCTTCGAAGGTGAATACCAAAACGGAACCTGGCGTATAGTACTCTAAAATAAGTACTAGCATGCCAGATATATCATGTAGTGGATCGTTAATTTATTCTTTAGAAACTAAACGTTTCTTAATGCTTCATAGAACAAAAACAAAACAAAACAATGTTTGGGGCCTTGTAGGCGGAAAAGGCAAAACAGCCGAAACCCCTTGGAAGACACTTGAACGTGAGATCAATGAAGAACTAGGATTCAATCCAGAGATTATAAAATCTATACCTTTAGAAACTTTTGTATCAAATGATGAAAGGTTTAATTTTCATACATATTTGTGTGTTGTTAAAAAAGAATTTATACCAATACTCAACGACGAACATGATGGTTATGCATGGGTAAGTTTTGGCAAGTGGCCAAAGCCGTTGCATCTAGGCTTACGCAATACTTTGCAAAGCAAACAAAACATTACAAAATTACAAACAGTATTTGAATTAATAACGATATTAGAAAATGAATAAAGTATTAGTGATCGGCGATGTCATTATTGACAAATATATTTACGGTACGTCTACACGTATCAGCCCAGAAGCACCTGTACCTGTAATAACTTACATTGATGAAAAAGAAACAAGAGGCGGTGCAGGACTTGTATATGAAAATTTAAAAAGTTTAGGTGTTGATGTTGATATGTTTGAAACACCTGGAGACATTAGTGTTAAAACTAGAATAATCTGTGACGGACATTATATTACACGTATCGACGATGATGCATCGGCAAAAGGAATGGAAGTACTAAAACAAGTACAAGAAACTGATTTTTCACAGTACGACTATGTTGTACTAAGTGACTACAACAAAGGTGTGTTAGATGAAGCAAAAGATATTATTGCACACATTAACAAGTATAATTGTAAAGTAATTGTTGATCCAAAAGAAAATGCTTGGTTCTACGAAAATGCTTGGTTAGTAAAACCTAACTACAACGAATTCCATGATTTAGGATTTAATGAATGGCAGGGTAATATTATTACAACTAATGCCGGTGAAGAAGTTATTGCACACATTGATGGTAAAAACTATGAGATCCCAGTTGACAATTTAGAAGTAGCAGACGTAACAGGAGCCGGTGATTGTTTTCTAGCTGGGTTTGTTTATGCACTTACACAAGGATATGATTACGAAACTTGTTTAAAAATTGCTGTAAAAGGATCGTCTGAAAGTGTAAAACATAGTGGTACATATATCCTTACAAAACATGATGTCGAACATACAACAGTGTTTACAAATGGTTGTTTTGACATAATACACAAAGGACATATTGAATTATTGAAATACGCTTCAACACTAGGACATGAATTAATTGTAGGTTTAAACAGTGATGCAAGTGTTAAAAAATTAAAAGGTGCAACTAGACCTTACAATGATGAAAAAACAAGATACGAAACTCTTTTTTCTTTACCATTTGTTAAAAAAGTGGTTGTATTTGATGACGAAACACCGTATAATATAATAAAACAAATTAAGCCTAAGTACATTGTAAAAGGCGGAGATTATACTATAGAAGAAGTTGTAGGACACGATTTAGCAGAAGTTAGACTATTTCCTACAGTTGAAGGCTACAGTTCAAGTTATACAATAGAGAGAATGAATGAAAATATTAGTAACAGGACATAAAGGATTTATAGGCCAAAACTTAGTCTATTATTTTTTAGGTAAAGGTCATAAGGTTGACGGATTTGATTGGGTACCAAACATTATACCCGATGTTACTCGCTATGATTGGATAATACATCTAGGTGCTATAAGTGATACTACTGAAAAAGATGTAGATAAAGTTTGGGAACAAAATTTTGAATTTACAAGTAGACTAATACAAGTATGTGACCAATTTGGAGTTAATCTACAACTAGCAAGTACTAATGCAGTATACGGTCCTGGATTTGACGGCTTTAGAGAAGATTCAAAATGTTTGCCGCAGACACCTTATGCATGGAGCAAATACTTAATTGACAAGAGTATAAAAGATGTCGGAGTAGAAAATTTTTCAAATTTAGTGCAATCATTTAGATATACAAATGTATACGGTCCTGGTGAAGGACACAAGAAAAACCAAATGAGCATGATTAGTAAATGGCAAGACCAAGCCGCTCGCAACGGTAGTATTGTTGTGTTCGAAGATAGTGATACCTTTCATAGAGATTTAATTTGCGTATACGATGTTTGTAAAATACATGAAGCAATGATGGAAAAAGATGTAAGCGGTGTATTTAACTGTGGAACTGGAAAAGCAGTTAATCTAGAAGAAACTGCTCAAATGCTTGCAAAGAAAATGAATGCTACAGTAATACACGAACCTATGCCAGTAACATTACGTCCCCAGTATCAACCATATACAGAAGCAGATATGACACTAATACAAGAACATATTAAACTACCTAAATTTTGGTCAGTAGAGGAGTACTTAAATGATACAGGTGTTCGATGATGTATTAGATTATAATAGCTTTGAACATGCACAAGTTGCTGTTATGGAACAAACTCCATTTAAGTTTGGTTGGCGTGATAGACGTACTACCGACGAAGTTTATCTGCACAGTAGACTAGATTTAGAAGCACTAAACGAACTTAACATATTGCCACATTTAACACATGAAAGGTATAAAAATTTTATAAAGCCTACATTATTTGACTTTGCTATTGTAAATTGTGACAATATAGGCAGTGTACATTATAGTCATACACACAAAGATACTAATGTATTTTTATTATATCTTAACGAAACATGGAATCAAGAATGGGGCGGAGAAACTTTATTCTTTGATCAGGAATCAGGTAAAGAAATTGAATTTGCGTGTACTCCTAAACCAAATAGAGCTATTTGGTTCGACGGTGAAATACCACATAGTATTAGAGCGCCAATAATAAACAAATGGAGATTTAGTATCTCATTATTTTTTAGGAAAGAACAATGACACAGTTGACAGGTAAAGTAGATAAAGGTTGGGGCTTTGAATTAATTTGGGCGACCAATGACAAATATTGTGGAAAAATTATGGTATTTGAAAAAGTTGGCAGTAAGTTTAGTTTACATTTTCATAAAGAAAAAGACGAAACTTGGTTTGTAAATAATGGAAGATTTTTATTAAAATGGATTGATACATCTAATGCACAACTAAATGAACTAGAACTAAAAGAAGGCGATACATGGCACAATCCTCCATTACAACCGCATCAATTAATTGCACTAGAAGCCGGAAGTAGTGTTACAGAAGTTAGTACTGCGGACAGTGTTGAAGATAATTATAGAATTGTTAGAGGAGATTCACAGTCAGTTGAAAACACTCCTACTCCAGAAGAACCAAAAAGCGAAACAGAATAATTAAAATTTAGATATAAAAAAAGGAGCAATAAATGCTCCTTTTTTTGTGATTCTGTAAAGAAGTATTAAGCCTGAGCTTCACCCCATTTAATAATAATATTAGCATTAACTGCCGCACCTGAAGTTTTATAAACATTCACTGCTAGTACATCTGGTCCATTCGGGAATGTACCTCTACCACCTAGTGTAGTGTTTGTTAATTCTTTTAACTGTCCTAGATCAAGATCTGATCTTTCACCTGGCGTAGCAATAAATGAAAATACTGTTTCACCTGGCTGTGCATACGGAGGTTGTCTAAACACAAAGTTAAATGCATCACCTGGACTAACTGTACCTGTTGCGGCATTGTTAAACGATACTCTGTAGTAGTTAACAAATTCACCCGGTACATCCGGATCACCAAATAGTAACGGTCCTTCTACACCAGACACATATGTTGATGCTGGAAACGCAATATCACCTTGGTCAGTTGGTGGATCATTAAGTTCTGTACCAGATTTTGCGCCACTTGCTGTCCATGATGCTTCAGTAAACAACGCAAAGTTTCTGTTATCAGAATCTCCGCCAAAAGCAAATGTAATGTTTTGGTTATCTACTAGGTTACTTGTTGAAGTTGTACTAAATCTTACAAATACATATGATCCTTGGTTTGTTATCTGAGTAATTGTTGTACCGTTTGCAAATTTTGAATCGTCAACTTCACTACCTACTACTAAGTTTTTGTCTAAGAAACTTGGGTAGAAGTAAGCATAGTTTCTACGTCTATTAGACTGGAATGTATTCATCTGTGCGTTGACTTGTGTTCTTGGAATGATTGTTGCTGTTGCAGTAGTTGATGTATCTCCTGAACTCCATACAACCGAACCACCTGATGCAACTTGTGCGAAACTTGGCTGTCCACCTTGTGCTAGTCCTGACAGTCCCTGCCAACCAACATCTGCTGGATTCAATGGATAGTTTTGTGGATTAAGAATACCTTCAACAACAATACCGCCTAAGATACTATTTCCACTACCGTCTTCACCATCTGATGTAATCTCCATAGACTGCATAAGCAACTGAGCTCTGTTTAGTAGTTCTCTGTCACCTAAGTCGCCAACAATAGCGTTTGAAACACTAGGTGCTAGTCGTAATAAGAATGCTGTTTGTCTTGTAGTACTAATAGCCAATCCTGTTTCTGTATATGAGAAGATATATCCTCTATCATCATCAAAATTACCATCTGTAATAAACGCTGAACCCCAGTGTGATATAAGTGGTGTAATAGTATTACTTACAAGTACAACACCTGTTTTCTTATCGTGTGTTGTTGCTGGACCTGCTGTGTACTGTCTTTGGGCACCAGCTTGGAAGTTAAACATACTTACTGCTCTAGTCAATCCTGTTAATCTATTTTGTGCATAATCTACACTACTAAATGCAATTAGTTCGTTATCAATATAAACTGTTCCACTAGTTGGGAAGAAACGTGCATCATCTAACGGAACATATGCAGTATTGTCTGACATATTTTCTGATAGTTTTCCTGGAGGTCCTTCGTTAGTAACTTCATAACGTACAGGTAAGTTACCTGAACGCATAAATGCTTCTGTGTTTACGTTTGAGTTACGCATTCTGTGTGCAAACACAAAGTTACCATCTGCACCACGTAGCATCCAATCAATAAAACCAGCACCATACCAACTGTACTGAATTCCAATCATCTGCATGTATGCAATGTCAATTTTATATCCGCTTGGTCCTGTACCATCTAATCTATCTAAGTTGAATTCATCTTGTTTAACTTTTTTATCAGTTACCAAACATACCTTTGCCGCTAATACAGCATTTACACCTCTGTAATCTGGTGTAACTGTACATTGAGTTTGACTGTTAACATGACTTACAACGTGTGTCATTCCTCTGATAACAATTCTATCACCTGCTTTTAGCTGATCTCTAAACTTAGTACCAGTTCCTGTAATAAGGTTTGCATCAGGAGCAATAGCAATAGTTCCTGC